ATCTTCATAGTACCATCACCTTTCTTAGATGCGGTTTGAATGCCGAAGCTAGCCAGAACCCCAGTAAAAACCGATGCTATAAATGTTGGATCTATTTTCTGTTGAGGAACGCCAGGTATGGCTACGTAATTTAAAGTCAAAATTCCGCCGCTCCAAATCAACACGCCCATGCGTACAAATGTACTAATGATTGCTGCTTGCTCGTCTTGATCTGGTAACAAGTTCTCCTTCATCTTACCAAGTAGACCCTTCTTTTTTTCGGGTTTCTTTTCTTCCTTAACTGCTTCTTCGGGCATACTTATTCCTATTGAGGCAGCCGTATTTATAAATTAACCACCTAGAGCTGTGATTCTTGCAGTAAGAGAGTCGTTAGCTTCTTTAAGATCTTTAATAGACTGAACCAATGCAGGGATTAAGTTTCCATATTTGGCCTCTAACTTATCTGGATTACCGTCATAGACTAGATCCAAATATTCTGTAGAAGATGAAGTCATTGCAGCCTGAAGATCTTGTGCAAGGAATCCCGCTCTTGTCTTTCCATCTTTACCATTCCCAACCATTTTCAATTCATCTTCTCCTGTATCCTTATTCAATACAAGCTGTTCCTCCTTGCGACTATCCCACTTAAACTTAACAGGTCGTAAAGAAGTTATAAAATTCAATCCAGCAGGCAGATCCACTACATCTGTCTTATCTCTTGCATCAGATAGAGAAGCAATTGAAGTATCATTACAACGTAATGTTGATATACTACCATTACCTAAAGTAATTTCGTTGTTAGAAGTAGTACTTGAAGGATTTGCTCCATATCCAAAAGAGCCGTTGTTGTTTCCAGTATAAGACGAGTTACCAGCATAAGCACCTATAGCAGTGTTATTATCAAATGTATGACCTCTGCCCGAAGCACCTGCAGATTGTCCAACACAAACGTTATTAGAACCCCTAAAAGTATTAGTAACATTCCAAGTAGAACTAGCGTATCCCCTACCTGCTTCACATCCAACGAAGACATTGTAAAAACCACCAATATAGTTACCTTCTACAGCTACATTAAGATATCTTCCTGCTTGAGAACCAACTGCAACGTTACATCCTTCTGAATTATTGTATTGTAAAGCACGAGCACCAACAGCAGTATTTGGATGATTGGTATTACCATATTGTTTTCCAGTATACTTCTCACTCGCATAGTAACCTATAGCAATATGAGCTGTAGGCGAATATGTAGTGGAATCCAATTCAGTCAATGCATAGTAACCCAAAGCAACATTGTAATATACAGGACAATTAGCACCACCATTAAGAGCATATTGTCCTAAAGCAATGTTACTATTAACACCAGATCCAAAATAGACACCATTGATACCTGTCACGGCTGCCCACTGAACATATAACTGATTGTATGCAGGGTTAAATGTTATCCCTCCGTCATCAACTATCAAAAGTTTGTTAACATCACCAGCGCCAAAACAAAATGGAAGATTATATTGAGCATTACTATCGTTTGATTCCTCACAGAATATCAACGCAGAACCACCAGTACATGCAGACGCACTCGTAGCAGTTGCAGAGTTACCAGAACATGAAGAAGCAACGGTAGCAGTTGCAGAGTTACCAGTACATGCAGCTGCAGTAGAAGCAGAGGTAGCAGTAGTGGCAGTGGTGGCAGTCGCTGCATTACCAGAACATGCATATGCATTATTAGCATTGGTAGCTAGACTAGCAGTAGACGAGTTACCAGAACATGAAGAAGCAACGGTAGCAGAACCAGCACTATCCGCATACCCAGCTCTCATCTTATACCATGATCCCTGAGTACCATTCTCTTCAGATCTATACCAGAGATAGTTGTCTGATCTATTACGTCCTATAGCAAGTTGTAACGCATAGTTATCATAGTTACTTCCTAGACTTAACCTCTGATGATAATATTGAGTTGCTCCAGACTGTCCAGGCCCATTCGTAGTTGATTGTACATAGTGAGCACCAAACAAATTACTATTAGTAAACGTATTGAAATCAGTATAAGTTCCATGAATCTTATCATGTCCCCATGATATAGTTTCTAATGGAGCACCTTCTAGTAGAGATGAATTAGAGGCAGTAGATGCATTACCATTCAGAGCTCCACTAAATGTAGGAGCAGTAAGTGTATTACTACTACCATTCCAATAGAGATGTTGATGATCCTTACCTAGATCTCTATTTGCAGAGTTAGCAGTCGTTGTTGTGTACGCAAAGACTAGAGGTCTATTTGTACCATCATTAGTATACTCATTAACATATACTTGAGTTGCCGTTGCAGAGTTACCAGTACATGACCCAGAGGAACCAGAACAATTACCCGTAACATTACCCGTCAAAGAGCCTATAAAAGTTGTCGCCGTAAGTATTCCTGTAAGAACAGCACCACCATTAGTGGTCTGGAATCTAAGATTATTATTATGATATAACTGAACACTAGTATCCGTATCACCCCATTTTATATAATCTATATTCTTATCTTCATCCGTTATATATCCCTTATCAGAACGAAGCCAAAGTCCTTTATCATTATCAGTCTTGATATAACTAGAACTCGAATCATTGTTTATGAACATATCACTATTAGCTACTCCACCCTCTTCAAACTGAATACCTTGTTGACCACTAATATCCAGCAGACCATAATGTGACCAATGGCCAGAACTATTAGAATCTCCTCCGAAAAAGCATCCTCCTGTGACTTTAAGTACTAGAGGATCACTCTGCGATCCATCCTGATTAATTTCAACAGAATCTCTAAAGGTAGCAACACCAATAACATCAATGTCCTTGACATCTTCATATGTAAGAGTACCTGCAATGGATACGTTACCACTAACACCTAAGTCTCCTGTGACGTTAACACCAGTTGTATCTGCTTGTGCTCTTGTCGTTCCATTACCATCCTTCAAAGCAGAGGCATCTATACCTGTCAACTGAGATCCATCACCCAAGTAAGTACCTGCAGTAAGGGTTCCATCTACCGTTGCGCCAGTTGATGATGTCTCAAATTTCTTAACATACCCGTGGTACAATTCACATTGAGCGCCTGGATAGAACCTGGCCATCTCTCTTTGTTGATCGTCTTGAAATATAACTGAGCCACTAATTACTGGTTCTATTCTAATATTTCCTGTAGCACTTCTAAGTTTAAAGTCAGTATTGAACTGAGATAATTCACCAGAATTATTTGATCCAACGTATAATACATTCTGTATACTAGCATTATTACCCACCTCAAGACTTCTATAAACCTTTACCAATCTATCTGGACTGTCACCAGCACTGTATATCCTTAAAGCATCTTGAGTTAATGATGGAAAGCCTGGATCAGTTGTTCTGAATACAAAACTACCAAAATCACTAGCAGCATCCGATCCAGTATTGATCTGGAAGGTAACTATATCTCCAGTAGATGATGAACTAACCCACGCATTATCATTGAAATTTAATGGTTGATTATTATAACGAGTAGAAGTAATAAAGTTTGCTCCAGATCCACCCACCGACAATTGATGAGTTGGATTGGTTGTTCCTATGCCAACATTTGCCAGAGTATGAATACCAACATCAGTATGAGAGAACTGTTCAGAGTTAAGGGTAGTGATACCAGCAACAACTGGTGTGGCTTTAATGTTTGTACCAAGGTTTATAGTAACAGCAGTACCAACTATGTTACCATCATCGTAGATATCAACACCACTACCAGTTGCAATAACGTTTGTAAGATTACTTCCATCTAGTACAGGTAACTGTCCTGTTAGGTTACTAGAATTAAGTTGTCCGTCAAGTTGAGAAGCCGTTACTATGCCTGTAAAGGTAGCACCAGTACCAACAATATTTCCCACAGAAATATCTGGTGATCCTGTAAGTCCCTGAGAGACTGTGGAAACACCAGATGTAGATGCATATCCTGTTAAATTTCCTGTTACGTCACCAGTTAGATCGCCAGTTAACGTAGTAGCACTACAAAGTCCTACCGTAATATTAGGTGATCCAGTGATCCCTTGGGCGGCAGTCGCAACACCAGCAACATCAGCATAACCAATACTCTGTGGTGCATTAAGTGTATTACCAACACCAATTACTTCATAGATTTCATTAAAGTTATCATTAACTTTATCAGCACCCTGTCGAAGGGTATCGCCAGTGCCGTCATTAGGATTGGATCCAATATTTATTAACTGCTTAGGCATGATTGATTACAGGTACTATTATCCTATAACCTATTTAGACTTATAATTTAAACCCACTAAAAGTATTCTTCTTGATGTCTTGTTTGATGCCACCAACAACATAAGACTCTACTTCAGTCTCTTGTGGTGCCACCTGTAAACCTTTGGAACTAATCCAATGTTGTGTCCAAGGTAGGGGATTATTCTTTAAGGGTATGTCATAGATAGGATCTAATCCTAATGACTTCATTCTTTTATTAGCAATCCATTCAACATACTGATGTAATAACTTATCATTCAACCCAATCATACTACCATCTTTGAATAGGTATTCAGCCCAGTCTTTCTCTTCTTCAACAGCATTCTTAAACATTCCAATTACATTATCCTTTTCTTCTTCAGCTATTTTCTTCATGTCTGGGTCGTCAACCCCACTTGCCCAGTTTTTGAGGATTTGTTGGGTGAGGACGAGGTGTTGGTTTTCGTCTCGGGCGATAAGGCTAATAATTTTTGCCGATCCTTCCATAAGCTTAAGCTCGCCAAAAGCAAACGAGCACGAGAAGGAGACATAGAAGCGTATTCCTTCCAAAATGTTGACGTTTGCAATCGCTCGGTAGAGTTTTCGTTTGAGGTCATAGAGTGTCCACTCCGAATTATCGTGTCCCCTCCAGTCAGGTCGCCAAAGATTGCTTTGCCCATAGTCTTGGGCATAGTTTATGAACTCGTCGTATGATCTCGTGACTGAGTTCGCTCGTTGTAAAATCTTGTTATCGTTTAGAATGGTGTCAAATACTTCTGACGGGTCGGGATACACATTCTTGATAATATATGTATAAGACTTTGAATGTATCATCTCCATAAATTGCCACACATTCATGGCAGATTCCAACTCAGGAAGAGCACAGTATGGAGAAAATGCCATTCCAGGCCCACGACCCTGTACAGAATCCAAAAGGATCTGATACTTCAGATTAGATGTAAAGATATGTTTCTGTTCTGGTCTTAGTGATTGATAATCACTCCTGTCCTTCTGTAGAGACACTTCTTCTGGTCTCCAGAAGTATCCTAGCATCTGAGTTGTAAGTTTATCAAACACAGGATACTTGAATTCATCATACCTTTGGACACCTAGAGGTTGCCCAAAAAACATAGGTTGTTTCTTAGTATCGACAGCATTCTGATTGAATACTGTCATACCTTTCACATCAGATTGTACAGGATTCACACTCCTCCTCCTTAGATAGTTCTGCTACTAATGATTCTAATTTACTTTTACCTTGTATACCAACATCGCCTTCATCATGCCACCCTATAGAGTGTTGGGGTTCTTCATCACTCTTCATATCATATGTATTCTGATAGTAAGAGGTCTTCCAACCGTACTTGTATGTGGTTAGAAAATCTTGTGCCATTACAGAAATAGGCACTTCATTATCTGGATAATTTGTTGGATTGTAAGACCAGTTACCAGAGATTGCTTGGTCAAAGAACTTCTGCATAACAGAAACTATCTTAATGTAACCCTCATTGGATTCCATATCCCAAAGTAATGTGTAATTACTCTTTAGGCTACCATACGAAGGAACAACCTGTTTAAGAGGCCCTTTCTTTGATTTCTTAATGGACAGATAATCTCGTGGCGGTTCGATTCCATTGGTTGCGTTTGACACAACGGAACTACTTTCCGATGGCATTTGTGCAGACAATGTTGAATGTCGCAATCCGTGAGTGAGTATCTCTCCCCGTAAAGCCTCCCAATCAAGTAGTAGGTCATTTGGTACGATCTCATCTACGTCCTTCTTATAAGTATCTATAGGAAGGATACCATCAGCATACTTAGTATGTTGGAAATCTACACATGGGCCTTTCTCCCGTGCAATTTGGTTAGATGCTTTAAGAAGATAGTATTGGAATGCTTCAGTAAGTCTATGTACTGCATCCCAGGCGTCTTGTGAGTCGTATTTGTACCCAAGTTTAGCAAGGTAATGTGCTAGACCAATGAACCCCACTCCAAGAGATCTACGACCCAATGTGGCAATCTCTGCTGCTCTAACAGGATAATCTTGATAGTCTATTAACTCCTCTAGAGCCCTCACAGAGAGGTCACAGAGGTCTTCTAACTCATCCATATTAGAATTAATCTTACCTACATTAATTGCAGAGAGAATACACAAGGCAATCTCACCATCAATAGAATCTATATGTTGAATAGGATCTGTAGGTAGAGTGATCTCCTGACACAAATTACTCATGTTTACTTTATCTTTAAACGATGAGTGACTGTTACAGTGATCTATATTCATTAAGTAGATACGACCAGTCTCTGCTCGCTCCTTAAGGAGGTCGAGGATGAGTTCTTGGGCTCCGACTGTGGTTCTGGGGATGGATTCATCGCTTTCATAACGACAATAAAGATCATCAAAGTCACTGGTGCCAAAATTCTCATAAAGGTCAGGAACATGATGAGGCGAAAATAAGGAGATTTCTTTATTATCGATAAACCGTTGGTAAAATAATTCACTTAACTGGATGCTGTAGTCGAGTTTTCTGACTCTGTTGTCTTCTGTTCCTTTGTTGTTTTTGAGGACGAGGATGTCTTG